CAGGTTAAAAGGCACAAAATAAGCCACAAGAAAATAAACACTATTAAACCAAGTTAAAAGCAATAAGCCAGATTAAGGCGCAAGACAGGGAAACACCAGAAAAGGGTAAAATGCTAAAAGATACAAACAACGAAAGCAAGCAAAGAAGGATAAAGGAAAGCTTTGTAGTGAGTTCACCCATAAACAAGCAGATTATTTGCAACTGTGGCGTAATTGACACACTAGTTCAAAATGAACTGTGGCTTTTTTGACACAGTAGGGAAGAGCGCGAATATATTGGCAATAGAACGTGATGAATTGAAAGGAAGCAATATTTATGATTTGGATTTGGAGTAGGGGAAAATTTGGATTTATCATTGATTTTCATTCGTGGGCGTTGTTCTTTGCCGTGAAGCGTGGATTTACCGGCTACTGGTCTGTTAAGTTCCTATGTTTCAAGGCTGAGTATTATCCAGCTACGTTTTGGCATATACCGTCCGAGGGGTATTAAGCTTTATACGATGCGCAAGGGATTTACTGGCTACTTGGCTATTGATTGCCAGAAAAAAGGGCTTAAAATGCCGTTTAAATTGATATGCGGAGGGGTACGGGGTAGAGTCGTGATAGGGGTAGGCGCCCCTTCGATAGGGGAATGTGACTTCGCTCCGTAATGTTCGGGTAATTTAGGGGGATTCAGAAATGCTTAAGATGGTATATTTTAGTACGGGGTTGTGGTTAGCCGGTATGTATGAGAAGAAAAACGGTGTTGGGGTTATCAATATGCCCCGGTATTATCATGTTATGGGTGAGAAGCATGGGTTTATGCCGTTACCAGGGAATCCGAAGAGTGTTGTTTTGAGTGAGTATGGATTTATTTATGATTTGGAGCAGGGTAACGAGTTGTGGAATTTATATTTTGGGCGATTAAACGCGGAGCGTGCGCAGATGGAAGAATTATTGAGGGTTAAGGATGAGGGAACGGATTCGGGAGTATCTGATGAATCAGGGGTTCGGGCTGTTTCTGGAGGGGTGCAAGCTGAACCCGCAGCATAGGAGAGATTATGCCAAAGGGAACGAAGGTGGAAAACCTTTATCGTCAGCTGCTCAAAGAGGGATATTCCAGAGAGTCGGCGGTGAGGATAGCGCAGAAAAGAACTGGTTTGTCGTTGAAGACGGGGAAAAAGCCTAAGGGTGGAAAATAAAAAAAGGCCGCGCGGTAGGCCAAGTGAGCCGCTGATTGATGATGTAAAGCTTATGCAGTTGCGCCGTGAGAAGATGTCACGGCAGAAATGTGCTGATTATTTTGGCGTAAGTCTTTCTTCGATTAAGGTCGCTGAGAAGAGGATAGTCAAGAAACTGACCAATTCTCCGATGGTCGTTGACCAAGACGTAATGTCTGGAATTGACGCTTTGACACAGTTGGTGCTGATTAATAAGAAAATGCTGCACCAGTTGGAACGAAGCGAGAAATTGATAAACCGCGAGGAACTGAAATCGGCTGATTGCGACAAAGCATATGAAGAAGCTAAGGCAGATGAAAAACTTGGTAGTCTTGGCGCACAGGCGGTTATTGATAAGATATGGGCGAACAACTTGAAATCGGCGTTGGCGATACAAACCAATGTTGTAAATATTTCAGGGGAAATTCGTAAACAGATTGAACTCCAAATGAAAATTATGGAGACGCTCTTTAACATACAGATGCAGCAGGAATTTCAGGCGGAAGTTATAGAAGTTCTAAAGACAGCCGACGAGATTGTTGCACAGACGCTTATAGAGAAGCTGAAAGAACGGAAAGCGTTGAGGGGACTGGTTAAGATTTAATGGTGACAAAGGCGGAAGTAAGGAACAGCCTATTTGGTGATTTATTGACCGCCATTAACCAGCAGGTTATTTCAGCGGAAACCGCGCCACCGGAATTCGGTGACTGGCCTATCAAGGAAAATGTTATACTTGATGGCAAACCGTTTTCATTTAAGGGGCACGAATACCTGATAGAGCCTTACAAAGACATGCACCCCTTTCAGGTGGAAATTAAAGCCACACAGTTAGGGTTAACGTCTAAGGCTTTATTGAGAGTTCTTTACGGATGCAGGTACGGCAATTACAGGGGTATTGCGTATCTCTTTCCTTCGAGAACTGATGTAACCGACTTATCCAGAACAAGGCTTACTCCGCTTATTGAGGACAATCCGGGGAATATCGGGCAGTGGATAAGAGATACCGACTCCGCGAATGTAAAGAAGATATGGAATAGTTTTCTGTATCTAAGAGGCATGAAAAGCCGGGTTGGTCTAAAGTCTATGCCGATTGATTTTGAGGTGTTTGATGAACTTGACGAAGCACCACCGAATGCTGTGGATATGGCTCTAGAAAGAATGGCACACTCCGAGATGGGACACTTGCTTTTTCTTTCAAATCCGACAACGCCCGATTACGGAATAGATAGACTTTGGCAAACTACAGACCAGCAGTATTGGTTATTAAAATGCCCGGCGTGTAATGAATACACAAACTTAGTGGACACTTTTCCAGAGTGCCTGCAAACGGTGAGGGGGAGAACCTACAGGGCTTGCATGAAGTGCGGTCAGGAACTTGACCCAGCAAAAGGCGAATGGGTTGCGAAATATCCAAATATCACTGAAAAAAGGGGGAGACAATACTCACAATTATTCTCCCAATATAAGATAAATTCGCCGGAGAATATATTACATAGGTTTAGGACGACAAACAACCTGACTGACTTTTATAACCTGAAGATAGGTATTGCATACGTTGATGCGCATTTCAGGCTATCGTTACAGCAGGTGTATGATTGTTGCACAAGCGGTGGAATGGAAAGTTCTTCAGAGAAGGGTTGCTATATGGGAGTTGACCAAGGAAACAATCTTCATGTGGTTATTGGAAGACGGCATGAAAAGAGACGCGGAGAAATAGTTTACGTTGACGTTTTAAAAGGAAACAACCAACAGGACGCAAAAGACGATAGCGGGTGGAAACAACTAGACGAACTTATGAACAGGTTTCATGTTTTAAGGTGCGTTGTTGATGCTATGCCGAACACGAAAGCCGCTAGGAACTTTTCAGAGAGATTTCCGGGAAGAGTATTTCTTTGTTATTATAATGAACACCAGAAAGGAAACTACCGCTGGAACGAAAAGGAAATGATTGTTCATGCAAACAGAACAGAATCACTTGATTCATCACATAGAGAGATTGCGGAGCAACTAATTTATCTTCCAAGGCAGTCAGACATGATACAGAAGTTTGCTTTTCATTTACATAATGTTGCAAAAAAGTTGATTGAGGATGATGATACGGGAAGTCAAAGATATGTTTATTTAAGGTTAGGTGAAGATCACTTCAGGCACGCCTTTAATTACGAGGCAATGGCAAGGCAAGATTCACCGGAACTTATTTTTTCGGAGCTATTGTGAAAATCATAGCCGGAATGTCGTGGCCTGAAGACGGGTATCCTGCTTTTCTTTGTGTGGTTAAAACAGGGATTAAGAAGAATGATGAGAAATTTAAAAACCCCGAAGAAATTATCAGGATTACAGAAGAGTTTGAAGAAGTAACCGTAAGTAAGTTATTAGAGAATTTAAGGGGGATAATAGGGCTTACACATATTTATACAAAGTATGGCAAAAAGTATATTTCATATATTAACGAATTTCGCAGATGGAAATACTCGAATAACAGCAATATACTTTTACATACTTCAAGCGTGTCTTCTTTTGAGGCTGGGATATTGACAATTAAAGACATGGTAACTGATAACAGATTAATGTTTTGTGATAATTCAAAAGTTAAAAATCAGTTACAGGTTTTTTCTAAATTAAGTTTAGACAACGAGAGTGAATTCTATGCGGTTTCTGCTTTAACAAACTGCATGGGTGTTTTTAAAAAACGGGATTTGGTTGTAACAAGCGAGTCCTGCAATCCTAAAGCATGGCACTAATAAGTAGACTATGTTTTAGAATCTTCGTGGATACATAAGCCCACAAGGAGGAAAAATGGCGAAGAACTACAAAAAGATTGAAAAGGAAGAAGCTGCTGCCAATGAACTTTGGCGCAATACTTATGAGCCTGAAGCGGCTGAAGATGAACCCAAAGAGCAAGAACCTGAAGCCGTTGAAGAGCAAGAACCTGCTCCATCTGAAGTAATCAACGAGGGAATACAGGAAAAGGTGGTTACTCCTAAACCGGAAAAAGAACCAGAGTCTCCAACAAAGGTTGAGGTAGAACCCGAAAAAGATTACAAACAAATGTATAAAACCCTAGAAGGTAAGTATAGGGCCGAAGTACCGGAACTCCATAAAAATGTAAAGCATTGGAAAGACAACGCGATACAGCTTTCGGAAAAAATTTCGGAACTTGAAAAGAAGATTAACGACATTGAAATTTCATCCAGCCGCTCAGAAATTAAAGGTGATTTGGATATTTTAGAAGAAGAATATCCTGATATTGGCAAGACTATCCGTAAAATTGATGAGAGACATGCCAATGAGTTAGCCGCACGTGATACGTATTGGCAGGCTCAATTAAACAAAGCTCTTGCACCAATGCAAGCTGATTTGAATATGACGAGAGAATCACGCTTTGATGCTGATATGGTTAGGTTTGGGGTTCCTAATTGGCGTAAAATCAATGTAGAACCGGAGTTTATTGATTATCTAAATGCTCCAACGCCTTACGGTAGAAAAACAAAACTGGAACTTTTACAGGAAGCGGGAAGTATATTTGATGCTGAAGTTGCTGCAAAGTTTTTCTTGGAATACATGGAAACAAAAACTCAAGACGAAAAGCCCGTTGATGGGCAGGAAAAGTTAAAAAAATATGTCGCTCCACCTAAAGCAGAAACAGGTGCTAATTCAAAAGGCGGTAGCGGAAAACCAGAATTAACTGTTGCAATGTATGAGAAATTCTATAAAGAAACATCTAAACCCGGAAGATATAACCCGAAAAACTGGTTCGGCAAAACAGAAGCTGAAATGGAAGCTATGCTGGAAGCCGCACTTGCTAAGGGTGAACTTAAACGGTAATTTTATAGACCGACTCTGTTGCATTGTTAATTCTCTAAAAAAATTAAACAAGGAGAATATATATAATGAGTGTTGACAGAGTTATTGGTCATCCTAATTATGATTCTTCTGGTAGTTCCAAATTTATTAGTGAAATTTGGTCTGCGAAAATGCAGAAGAAATTTTATAATGCTTGTAACCTCACGGCTATAAGCAACACTGATTACCAGAATGAGATTAAAAATCAGGGTGATACAGTTATTATCAGGGGTATTCCCGATATTTCTATCGGTGATTACCAGAAGGGTATGACTCTTGACATTCAGCATCCCGAAAAAGCGGCTGTTACTATGCTTATTGATAAAGGTAAGTATTTTAACATCTACGTTGATGATGTTGATTCAGTCCAGAGTGATATTGATTTACTAAACAAATTTACAGAAGCGGCAGGCAGAGATAATGCTATTGCCGTTGAGACTGCTGTTCTTGCGACCATGCCCGCTGATGCACATGCGAGCAACTACGGTGCGACTGCCGGAGCTATTTCCAGTGGTTTTAATCTTGGTGCTTCCGGTTCGCCTATTCAGATTACTGCGGCTAATGTCCTTGATTACATCGTGGACTGCGGCACGGTTCTGGGTGAGAATAAAGTGCAGGACGAAGATTGCTGGATGCTCGTCCCTGAATGGATGGCTGGACTTATCCAGAAATCCGACCTTCAGGACGCTTCGCTTTCCGGTGATGTTAAGTCCGTGTTGAGAAGTAATCTGCTCGGAAAAATCGGCAGATTTAATATATTAAAATCTAACCTTTTACCTACTGTTGCGGCTGCGACTGACGCTTCCGGTTTTAAATGTTACTATGCAATGTTTGGAAACAAGGACGCTACTAGTTTTGCCAATCAGTATATTAAGGTTCAGAAACTGACTTCCGAATTAACATTCGCACAGATTGTGCGTGGTCTTAATGTTTATGGAAGCAAAGTAGTCAATTCTCAGGGTCTTGGCTACATGTATGTTCGCAAATAAGGAGGAACTGAACTATGGCTCTAACAGTTAATTTTACAGGGAAAGATTCCTTAAGCACTGAGACTCTGCCGACTGGTTATACGACTGATGTCGGTAATGGAATTGGGCTGCTTGACGGAAGGCTTGGTCTTCTGAAGGGGCGTGTTGATACTGCTCTTACAGGCGGAACGAATACCAGCACGGATACCTATGAAGTAATTCATGTTCCTGCCGGGTTCTATATTATGAACGTTTGGGCGTATGTTGTTGAGGCAGAAGCTACTAACACTACCGCCACTATATCTGTTGGCATTGGTGGAGATGCTGATGAATTCATCACGGCGACAGCTCCTGATACGACTGGCGAAATCTTCGGCATGACCGGAGATGCGTTGGCTATCAACGGTACTGTTCTAACTGCTGCTGATACCATTGACATCACGGCTGCTACAGCCGCATTTACAAATGCGGTCATTGACGTGTATGCGCTTGTTGTTGATATGCGTGAGACCAGAACGTAATTTAACATAGGGGGCTGGATAAACCAGCCCCTTTAACTTGTAGGAGATGAGGTCTAAATTCTTCACTCCGAATAGATGAGGAAAAATAAATGGGTAATTATAGATATCAGAGTTTTGGCGCAAAAAATCTTTATTGCGAAAAACTTCTAAATCAGTACGGCGGAGATATTACTCCCGGTGTAAACCCTTATGGCGGTATGGATTATTATGTTGACAACAACTATGGTTCAGCTGGTAATGATGGTTTGTCGTGGGATGCTCCGAAGAAAACAATGGCGCAGGCAGTTACGTTAAGTAATGCTAATATAGCTGCTGACGCTCGTGGGTATGGTCGTGGCTGGGCATCTCGCAATAGAATATTCTATCGTGCAGATACTGAAACCGCTGACTTGGTTGCATTTCCAAATAAGTGTGACGTTATCGGCGTTGGCTCTTATGATGCTAATGCTAAACCCGGTATTACCGGAAATCATGTTCCTGTTAACGCTGGCAACTATGGTACAAGATTCTTTAATGTACATTTCAAAGCGCCAGCTGATGCGTCTCCGATAGTTACTTTGGCAAGCACTTCAAGTGGTATTCAGTTTGTTGGTTGTACATTTGATGCTACGGCAACGACTACGATTGGTATTCAGGCTACTGCTTCCCCGTTCTTACAGGTAATTGATTGTGATTTCCGTGGGGCGTTTGTAACATCTTACATTACATTTGGTACTGGCGAAGCTGGTGCTACACTGATTGAAGGCAACCGTATGTGTGATGCGGCGGCGAAAGGAATTATCACTGGTTCAGGAACGACTTCTTATTGGGCAATGATTGTTCGTAACAACTACATTGAAGCAACGACTATTATCATTGACGATGATGGTGATGAGCTGTGGATTTCCAAAAATGACCTTATCACGGCGGTTACTGTTACAAGTTCTCCAACATTCGCAGAAGCATTGGATGTGGATGCTACAAGGGTTGCTAACAACTGGTTGACAGCTGCTAATGTTGCTACTCATTATCCGGTTATTGATACTACGACCTAATGGTTGTTAATATCATCGGAAGAGGAAGAGGATGGGAAGACTCTCCAAGGGATGAACTCTCTTGGGGAGTTACCCTCATTAACCTTCAAAGACCTGTCGACCTAGTTATAGATATGAATGTCTATGACGATGGCAGGTGGGGAGAGACAGAAAGGCTTGGAGCTGTTGCGTCTAAAGCGCTTGCTTGGAAAAATAATGTACCTTATATATGCTTGGATAACTATCCGCTTGATAGCATTCTCAACCATTTTAAGGTAGACTACTTTAACAGCACAGTTGATTATGCGATAGCTCTCGCCATATACGAAAAATACACCCAGATAAAATGCTGGGGAGTTAATATGGCAAACAACACAGAATACGCCGAGCAGAAGGGTGGAGTGGAATTTTGGCTTGGCTATGCAATGGGAACTGGAATTGATATACAGGTTAATGGTTCTTATAGCAGGATTCTCAAGACTAAAGACGGCAAGATGTATGGGTATGATTTGCCGCAAAAAGGCTTGTTATGAAATATAAAATACTACTTAAAAACGGAGTTGGTTCGCCTTTTGGCTGGACTATGGAATTAGAGAAAGTTCCGGGAATGGAACTTAGAGAAGTTACCAAAGATGAACTTCGGGTAATTCTTACAGGTCAGGGATTGGAACTTGTAGAAGAACCGAAAAAGGTTGCAATTGAATCCAGGCCGGGTAAGGGTTGGGTTAAGA